CATCTGACGTGACTTGTACTTCGTCATAATATTTCATTTTCATGTAGAGTTGATCAGGCAAGACTGAAGGACTTTTGAGTTTCATGTACGAGATTCTCGCCTTGGGACCACGGCGGCGGCGCGCGCGGGGGCGCCTCCTACGACCGCGGCGCGCGCGCCCACGGCGCTTCCTAAAACGACGGCGCGCGGGCATGACTAATTTTTACGATTCAAAGTGACAGATTGAGTGATTGAGTTTTGAGATTGTACTTTCAGAGGCGCGAATTGCGCAAGAATGTCAATTGAAATCAGGAGTAGAAAGCAGAAGAAACACAAGCAAGAACAAACTCAATATCGAACATTGAATATGCAATGGCGACCGAGCCTCGCAACGATACCCGAAGTAGAAACTGGTGCTTCACCGACTTCGACAACATCGACTTCAACCACGTGTGGGAACAGGACCAAGACGTGGGAAAAGCACACGACATCAGATACCTGTGTGTGGGACAGGAAGAGTGTCCGACCACTGGTCGAGAGCACCAACAAGGATGGGTGCAGTTTACAACGCCTCGTCGGATGGGTGGTGTCAAGAGAATCTTGGAGAACGACCGCCTCAGTGTACGGCCTTGTAATGGTAACGAACGTCAGAACGATGTCTACTGCAAGAAAGACGGGGATTACGAGAGTTGGGGTGAGTTCACTGTGCAAGGTGAGCGTAAAGACCTTAACGAGATCAAAGACATGTTGGAGACTGGGGCTACACTCTACGCCGTGGCGAACGCAAACTTCAAGCAATACTGTCAGTATCACCGTGCCTTTGAGAAGTATAGAGCTCTTAAACAACAGAGCACGACTCCAAAGTGGCGCGACGTGAATGTCACTCTGATTATGGGACCTACGGGCACGAACAAGACTCGGTTTGCGAACCAAATGAGCGATTTCAAGATTCAAGGAAGTCAGTTGAAGTGGTGGGACGGTTACGAGGGCGAGAAGAATATCCTCATCGACGAGTACTCCAACGAGGTGAAAATCACGGAGCTGCTGGCGCTGTTAGACGGCTACAAACTTCGTCTTCCTATCAAAGGAGGACATACGTGGGCGGCGTGGACTAACGTGTACATCACGTCAAACTTAAAGGCATTACACCCTAAGGCTAGTGATGCGCACCGCGAAGCACTGCAGCGCCGCGTGAAGAAGACTTGGAACTTATGGGACGATGAGGAAAGAGAAGAATGGGAGGAAATGCTAGACACTGTAGACTAGAACGGCTGTCGGTTCTCTACTCTAGAGCCTGTCGGCTACGCATTTTAAATATTTTAATTTTTAATTAAATAAGTTAGAGACAAAAAGGTGGCACAAAGTGCCAGGGTAATACTAGCCTGGCACCTTTTTAGTACTTAAGAACAAATCTAGAACGGCTGTCGGCTCTCTACCCGCGAGCCTGTCAGAGTCGCATACAGTACAACCCGCTCGCTGCGCTCGCATTCTATGCGGGAGGATTAGGAGATTGAGTAAGAGTTTTACGACTATAAAACTGAATATAATAAGTAATGAACACTTGAATGTGAGCATCAAAAGAGAGCTCGGTCTCGTCCAGATTACGCCAATGTACGTTCCAGTAGAACTCTTGAGCAGGATTACCATCGGTGGGGCTTGTGAAATGGCGATCAACGGTAGTTCTACCGTGTAACTTTCGTGTTGACATGTACTTCGAAGCATTAACAGCGTACTTTCCAGAAACAGAAGCACCTACGTTGCGATTAATCGCATAAGGTGTCATAATTGACGCTGTCTCAGTAGGAGGATCTGAGTTAATAGTAGGGACGAGAGTAAACATCATCGCTAATGACTCTACGTTGGTAAAGCGTACTGTAATCTTGGATCCAAAACAACGGTAACGATTGTAGAATTGAGACCATTCTTTCCATCCAAGTGCGGATTGCAGTGAATTGATTGGGTCGGTCTTTGGGTTTCGCGGATTGTTAAGGAGATACTGTCGTACCCCGAAATAAGTAACATCTGACGTGACTTGTACTTCGTCATAATATTTCATTTTCATGTAGAGTTGATCAGGCAAGACTGAAGGACTTTTGAGTTTCATGTACGAGATTCTCGCCTTGGGACCACGGCGGCGGCGCGCGCGGGGGCGCCTCCTACGAC